GAATCTAGGAAAGTTATGGCGCGCGGGTTATTCTCGAAATACGTCTCTGCCTCCGCGGCGTCCACATACGAGCCTGTGAGGGTCATTCGGGCCTCCGGAAGGTGTGCTTTCACCTTGAATTTCTCGATGGTTCCATGGAGCTCATCCATCCCGGCGTTCCATTCGACATGAGCCTGCATCTTGTATGTGCCCGTTTCGTCGAGATCGTCCGAATCGGTAGTGTACGTAATATCTCGATCGGTCACCGTGAGCCCCAGCTCTGTCCAAATCGCGTCCGTAGGATCGACCTGCTCTGCGGTCCATTTAGCGATATCTCCCGAGGGCTTTGTGACTATTATTTCAATGAGGGTAGCTGAATCAAGCCCCTCAAAATCGGTATCTATGACAATGATAACAGAATTGCCCTCAAAGAATGTGTCCATCAGAACCTCCCAAATCGCTTTACTACAGAGTCGATCCTTGCGTAGACTGTCATCAGAGAATCGATCCTAGCTGCTTTTTTCACCCTCTGGAAAACATCAATCAGATGACCTGTGATAGTGGTCACTGTTGATATAGCACCTGCCAAAGCAATTGATACAGATGCACTGCAATCAGCCGCTACTGAAGTTACCACCTGCCCGGCCAATGCCAGCGAGAGGGATGCAGCCCCACTCAGGCCCGAAGAGGTCACTACCTGACCCTGCAAGCCTCGGATGGTAGACAGAGCAGAGGTTATCCCTGTTGCCGTTATTACCTGGCCAGCAAGCTCTATGACGTTCTCATAGGCAATAGTGAGCGCGCCCTGAAGGCCCGTGACAGTGGATGCCACCCCGGACAGTGCGATTGCTACTCTGCCACTTCCCGTGAGGCTTGTGGCTGTAATTACCTGCCCGACAAGCCCCCTAATCACTGAGGCAGTGCCGGAGAGAGCTGATTGTGTGATTACCTGCCCCTGCAGGGCCTTTTGCACGGCGACGCTTCCTGCAAGACTGGATACTGTGACAATGGCACCCGACAGGGCGACTATCCCCTGGCCTACGACCGTTAGAGCGCCGGTCAGGCCCGAGGATGTGATGACAACTCCAGCCAGTGCCTTCAGTGTGGATGCTGACCCGGAAAGGCCGCTTGTGGTGATTATTTGGCCCGCCAGTGCTCGGGCCACTGAAGGAACACCTGTCAGACAGGATGATGTCGCCACCTGGCCCACCATGCCCCGAAGGACGCTAGGAACTGCGGAGAGGCCGCTCGCTGTGACCACAGCTCCAGAGAGGGCTTTAGCAACGGACGAGACACCCTGTAGAGAGGATACTGTGGATATGGCCCCCCTGAGCCCTCTGATGCAAGAGGGGGCGCTTGCAGATGCCGTGATCGTGCTTATCTGACCCGCCAGGGATCGAGCAATTGAGGGAACTCCGGCGAGAGTGGAGGCAGTGGCAACCTGCCCGGCTAGCGCCCTAGATACGGATGCTGCGCCGGCGAGGGTGGTTTGGGTGATGATCTGACCTGCAAGGGCTATGATTTGGCTCAGGGTGAGCGCGCCTGCCAGTGTGGTGGATGTGACGACTTGCCCGGCCACCTGGATCTGCTTACCTAACGCCCCCTGGAGGCCGGATTTTGTGATGACCGCACCTGCTAGATATCTTGCGACTGATGTGGCCCCGAGGAGGCCCGACTTGCTGATCACCGCACCGGTCAGGGCTCGGAGCACGGAGGAGCTGGCAGCCAGGCCGGATTTTGTGATTACAGCACCCGCTAGGGCAACCCCGCCCGTTGCAACGGTGTTTGCCCATCCGATTAGAAAGAAATCCACGCCAGTGTTTGCGATTTTCCCTTCGGATACCCCTGAAGTATCCGCACCTACAATGATGCAGGTGTGGCGATTCACTCTATAATATATATCATCGCTTGCCCCGTTGCGCCTGAGGGCAAAATCATAGTAGGAGGATGAGGCCACCTCGACGATGTTGGCTTTTGCAGTTGCCGCTCCTGCTGTTAGATCAGCGTAAGAGCCGGTGCTGCCAAGAGATATATCTGATGCATTGGTATTAAATGTAAAATTGGCAGTGATGTATCCGATCAGGTACATGTCGAACGTATTGTTTTCTATGTACTGCTCAGATACCCCGGCGTCAGCGCCTATGATCCAGTCGCCTTGCTTTCTGTTTGCATAATTGTGCCGGTCATCAGTAGACCCGTTCTTTCTCAACCCATAGTCGTAGCTGGTGGTTGAAGTTGGATGTGCTAATAGGATGAGACCTATAGCAGACGACTGACCAGAATCGAGATCCGCCCACGATCCCGTTGTGGCTGTGCTGACATCAGTCAAATTTGTTAAGAAGGTTACATCTATAAAATACCCGACAATATAAATAGATATGGTTGTCGAGGCTCTATAAAATTCAAATATATTACTAGCATCCAGACCCACGAATGCCTGTACCTGTGCGCGTGCAGTTACCGCATCCGATAGATCATCAGTAGAGCCGTTTTTTCTGTACCGATACCCCACGGGGGCAGTATGTGCGTTTATCACACGTAGAGCAACACCCGTCACGCCCGCCGGAAGGGAAGCGATATAATCGTCTACGTCCACCTCCTCATAGGCCCCGGTGGAACTGAGAGTCACGCTCACCGGGTCTACTGCCACGTATTGCTCTGCCATGTCTATCCTATGCTAATAGTCTAGCTCTTACTTGCGCTTCTGTGAGCGCTGGCTTCTCCTGCTGGGCTCTGTAGTAGTTGGTTATGCGAGTGACGACTCGCAGAATCAATAGCGGCCTCTCCACTACCGCCTCCAGTATTTGCTCGACGAACTCCGTGCTGAGAGCATCCTCAGTAACTTCTTCATAAAATCCGTAAGCAAGCAACTGAGTCTCCGCTTCAGTCTGTAATACGGCCTTGGCCGCCAAGTATGCAGGATCTTGCAGGTTATCTTTGTACTGTGCCGTCAAAGCCTGCTTTCTGACTGCCCAATCGTCCCGGTAGGCCCGGACAACAGCAATGAACTCAAGCTGTTCCTCTAGAGAGCCCTGGGATTCTACCCAGGCTCTCCAATCGGCTGCGCTCTTCTGTCTGATCATGTGGTCGCCGTGAAGCTGATATCCAGTGCGCCAGCCGCGAAGCTTGGCGTGTCGTTGGTACCGATGGTCTTTTCTTCGGACAGTGTGCCGTAACAGATGACAGCAGCCCCACTGTTTGTCAAGTGGTTGGCGATGAAGAACGTGTCAAGAGTCCCCCAACTGGCTGAAGCCTGAGGGAAAGTGATTGCGGTCTTGTTATCGACTGCCCCATTAGCAGCCGTGTTCCAGTTTGTGGAGCTGTTCACTACAGTGACCCTGGCATAATTGCCAGCTGAGGGCTCGCCAGTCACAGTCCCATCAGCAGCGACCGCCGTTGCCAGGCCCACATAGACGTTTGCCGGAGCCGTGTACGGCGAGCCAGCCGCCCCGAAGATCAGGCCCAGGATGGTGTTCATCCAGGCCGTGCATAATCCACTTGCTACCATAATTTAGCCTCCTTAACTCTTCCAAGAAGATTGTACAGCCCGATGAGGCACCGCTGCCTGAATGATGGTGCCACAAAAACCAGGCGCATTGCAGCAGGGGGGAGCTTGATGCTGCCCTCCAGAGGTACGATAGGCATAGATCAGGCCCCTTTCTCCGGCTTGTCGGGTTTTACCGTCTCGGGTTTGGTCAGCCTCTTGAACTTCTGGGGGTTGGCGGTTGCCTTGCGGTCCATACGAGATCCCGCCTCATAGGCCACATCGCGGCCAGAGACCAGGTTTTTGTATGTGATCATCACCGGACCAACCACCTAAGGCACCCACACAACGAAGGCCTTCCCTCGGGTAGCGTTGCTCTGGATGAGGATCGTTCCGTTGGTCTGCAGGAACCTAGACGTCTCGAAAGGCCCAAGAATGTAAGTCTTATTAACGCTCAGAGTGTACAGCTTGTCCCCAAGAGCTCCTTGGATGAACGGGCCGGAGTGGACCGTGAGATTGATCCCAAGCAAGCTCGCGGCAGTTGTGTTCACTACGAGCAGCTGGTTGCCGTTATCGGTGGCCCAGAAGGTGTTCCAGGCAGCGAAAGCACCCCAGATGTTGGCTCCGCCGTTATCAGTGTCCGCCCACGACTGGTTATACTGGGGGAGCACGTTGGCCGCCCCCATGCCCGGCACCGCCAGCATAACCAGCAGCACCAGAATAGATAGAATAGATTTCATACTGTTATCCCTCAAGTATAGCAGCTCAGGACACCCAGGCACTCGGGTCTCACTACCCGTCCACCATACACATGTAGGCCTTTCACGGCGTCGGAGAAGCTGTCTTCAGGCCGGAAGGGCTCGACCTTTAGGATCTGGGAAGCGAAGGTTATGGCCTGGCTGGTGCCAAACATGACCTTGTAGACGTCGTGGCTGCCGTCACCGTTCTCGATGCACTCCACGTTGTTGGACTCCATCACCGTGAAGCCCGAGATGTTGCCCACCTGGCCGTTCCTAAGGCCCATCGTGGTGCCGCTCACGTCTGCCTTGGAAAAACGAGCATCGTTCAGCATGACCGTATAGAGCTCGGGATTGACGATCATCCACCAGCCGCCGCTCTGTACGTTCTGCTTGATGAGAGCCTGGCGGCAGAGAGTCACCAGCCGGTAGACATTGTTTACATCCCCATCAGTGTTATTGGGTGCCTTTGGTGCCGCTGTGGTTCCAATAAGGTTTGCGGTAGCGGCACCCGTGTACATCCCGGCTATGAACTGGTCGACCTCGTCCCTCATCTTGTAGGCAGCTCGGGCCATAGCGGTCTGCATGACCTTAGGCCTCTGCTGTGCCTTGTCGATGTCGTCCACTTCGAAGTTGAAGTAGTCGGCCTCTGTGATCTCCAAGACCTGCTGTGCGCCGGTCAGAGTCTCGGGGGCATCTATGGACCCATTCTTGGTGTAGGCCTTCACGGTGATGTCGCCTATCTGATTGATGCGGACGGTGTCACCGGCCTGGGTGATCTGGCCCTCGTAGTCTCGATTGATTATGCCAGGCTGAGCGAACACCAGCGCCTTCTCTAAGGCCATCTGGAGCTCGTTAGCCCAAATTTCTGGAATGAAATTGTCAATTGCCATATGTTATCTCCTATTTTATTTCGCCTCGTTCAAGCGCCTTCATGATGGCGTCTTGGTTCTTCCGATACCATTCAATGTCCTTGCTTTTTTCCGCAAGTTCCGCCCTAGTCATACCAGACAAGCTGCTGTTTTGGTTCTGGATACCAGTCTGCCCCGCGCCCTGAGCTGCCCTGGGCGGCTCGACCTTGAGCCTAGCTGCCAGCTTGGTGACGCTAGCCGCAACTTCTTCCTCCGTGGTCCCGGATACGGAGTCAATCCATTCGGCTGCCACCCCCGCCTCCGCAAGTTTGGCGGCCTTGACCCGCTCCAGCTTGAGGCTGGACAGTTCTTGATCTTTCGATTGCAGCAGAGC